CCAGACCTGATCACTCAGTGCCTCGCGGCGCAGTTTGTTCCTGCTTGTTATCGGCAGCGTACAGAGTGATCAGGTTTGAAAGCGCAGAAACCGGCGCAACTTCCGCCGGGTCCAGATAAGGGTTAATCGCCTTTTTCGGGCTGTTCCATGAGAATGCTGCGGCGGCCTCGTTAAAGCCGCTGCAGTTGTTCATATCAGCATGTCTCATGCACGTACTCCGTACACGGCAGAACTATCCACGCCACGCGAAGGATCAAATCCACCCAGCAGCGCGCCCCAGAAAACAGCGATGATTTCTGTTGCAGAACTCTCACCAGCTGCTACGCCGATGCTGCGTTTTGCCTTGATGTAGTGGTGAGTAAAATTGCGATACAGCGAACGGATCAGGGATGTGTCACTGTTAGAAACAATGACCGGATGTCCTTCTGATGACCGATGTTCAAGAACGGATGCCAGGTGATACTGGTCATCTTCAGTGAAACCATCAGTGTGATAGCTGGAAAACGTACCGTCATACGGCGGATCGCAATACACCACATCCCCCGCCTTCAACATCGCCAGCGTTTCATCAAAGCTGGCGCAGATAAACGTTGCTCGTTGGGCTTTCTCTGCAAATGCGCAAATTTCTTTTTCAGGGAAATACGGATTTTTATAATTACCGTAGGGAATGTTGAAATGCCCGCTCTTGTTATAGCGACATAACCCACGGTAACCGTGACGATTGAGATACAGGAAATATACCGCTTTCATGAAATCAGTAATTTCAGTTGAGTAATTAAACTCCTGCCTTATGTTGTAATAAGCCACCTCCCTGTTTGCTTCCTTAAAATAAAACTCTGGCGCGAGATATAAACGATTCACAATCAGCGGCAACCTTTTTATAGAGGTTGATTAAATCAGGATTAATATCCGCAACCAGATAGCTGGGATAATCCGTGTGCTTTCTTTCTTCGCGGGTTCGCGGGTATGCAACCAGCTGGCAATTACGCCCGTGTAGGCTCCGCGATCTGCCAGGGTAAAGCGGTGACTGTCGCCGTCCTTACGTGTGATTGAGATCACCGGCAGTGGTTTACCGCTGGCGCTTTTGCCCTGTCCCTGCCGGATGAATAACAGATTGCCATTTTTCACCGACGCGATGGCACCGTACTGGCGCGCCAGCCGCATCAGAAAACTGCCGTCACTCTCATTAGTCTGGTCTATATGCTCACGGGCTTATCCGACAGGTCTTTACCCAGTGCCATCTTCAGCTTATGACGCGCGGCTATTTCCTTCACCACTTCCCGACAGTGGTCTTGTGCCACGATTTTTCACGGCGGGTATTCAGCGTTTCCCTAAAATCAGCACTTCGCGCCCGGATAGTCAGGCGGTCCGGTGCGCCAGTGTGTTCAATCTCGTCCACTGTGAATGCCCCTTTCGGGAAAAGCGGCTGCCCCTTCCAGCCCAGCGCCAGCGTAATAACCGCACCACGGCGCGGCAGCACGATTTTTCCGTCAGCGTCATCCAGCTCCAGATCAAGCTGGTCCGCTTCAAAGCCCCGGTTATCCGTCAGCGTCAAACTCATCAGGCGGTTATCCAGCACAGTGGTGATATCCCTGCCCTCAATACTGATGCTGAATGCGGGAGTTTTGTTGCCTTTGTTAAGCAGTTCAGAGCTGAAATTCACGACAGCAGCCCTCCCACCGTTTTACTGATATCGCTTAAGGCAGACGTTGCCGTGTCCTGCAGATTATTCAGTTGCGCACTGAGATCACCGAACATATCGGACAGGGATTCATCCACTCGTTTGAGCGACAGGGTGAACTCAATCCGGCGCGGCATACCGTCGCGGAAAAACTCCGTTTTAGTCTGATTCAGTCCCTCAATCACATACATGCCGTAAATCGTGCCGCTGCCTTCAATCAGGGGCCATGCTTTCCCCTGTTCTGCCATCTGCTCCAGTGCCAGCAACGACAGCCTGCCGCCTGTTATTTCCGGCATAAGAACACCGGAAAGCGTCAGCATGTCGTTTTCCGGTCCCAGAAACTGCGTGGACGGACGTCGGTTTACCCGACTGTTTGCCGCATGTCGCCAGCTGCGTTGATACTGCAGTTCCTGATACGGAACGGTGCGCAGCATAAACACGTACAATCCCAGCACCATCATCATGCGTCGTATCCCCCCTGATCGCTGTAGTTACTCCTGGCTTTTGCCTTCAGCCTGCGTTCACGTTCATCAAGCTGGCGTGCCACCTCCCGCGCAATATCCTGCGCACTTTGTCCTGGCTGCGTCTGAATGATGATCTGCGTCGGTGCCTCAATCCGTTGAACGAGCGGCACAGTGGCTGCGCGACTCACAATTGCTTCTCCACCTTTCGCGGGAAGTGCCAAGGGTGCAACGGTGGAAGCTCTGCTGGCGCGGCAGCAACGCCCATCATTCCGGCAACAACGGCAGCCAGTGCAGCTGTATTTCTCCGGCTGGTCACATTTGCCGGGCCGTTAACAATTTCCGGTCCGTTTTCACCGACGATGCCAAACTGCCCGCGCGGGATATACCCGCCGCTGTCATACATCCCCGCAAAGCCATATCCCCATGATGGAAAACCACCCGATGGCATCATCACTTTACCGTCTGCATTCACCGTCGCAGGTTGCTGACGCGTCACGCTTTCCGGCAGTTTTGCCTTTGCGGCCTCTTTACTGACAATGCCGAGCTTCTCCAGCAACCAGGAAACGCCGGATTTCAGGGAGTCCAGCGGATGCATGACCATATTCAGCCCTTCCGCCAGTGCCTCCCCGAATCGCCGCCCCATTGCCGCTGCGCTCTGCAGTTCGGCAGAGGTCGACTTAACGGGCGTCAGCAGATCAGTAAACCAGCCCCCACAGCGCCTGCACTTTGTCGCCAATCCACTGGAACACGGGCTTAAGCGGTTCGAACGCTGCACTGATGGACCTGCCGCCGCTTTGAATCCTTCCACCACGCCACCGAGAAATGCGGTGATGGGTTGCCAGTATTTCCAGACAAACCAGCGCCACGCCCGCCAGTGCAGTAACCACAAGGACCTATCGGACTGAGCAGAGCACCTAACAGACCCAGATATGGCATACAGGGCAACGCGCAGCATCGCCAGTGGACCAGATGCCAGTACTCGCAGCACCGTGCCTGCGGCGGCCAGTCCACCGCGCAGTACCGCCAGAGGATTCATAAACATCACAGCAACAGCACGTAAAACCGGATAATCCAGACCGCAAAAGTGCAACTGGCGCACCTGCTTACAGTTTTCAGGACATTTCCCGTCAGTGATGCCGTGCGGGCGCAAAGACGACAACGGCGCAGTAAGTAAACCTGCGGCGTTGCCCGATGAAGCAAGCCCGCGTCGCAGCAGTGCCAGTGGAGCGCCAGCCAACCAGGGACAACGCGTTGCTGGTTCGAGTTACTGCTGCCATAACGGAAGGTAACGTTTTGATACCCAGCACAGAGAATCCCAGGACGGATCACTGCCAGCGGCCCCAGCACTGCAGCCATCGCCACCGCTAAGGTGCCTAGGCCGACGGTAACCGCAGCCACAACAGCCGATTGCTTTCATCAGTGTGCCTGTCAGTTCCGGGTTAGCTTCCACCCAGCGACGGCAACGCCCCCGTGACGCTTTTCACCGTGTACAGAATATCCATCAGCGGCTGGCGCAGCGTTTCGCCCAGACTGCTGAAGGTGTTCTGCGCTCCGGTTTTGACCAGCAACCACTGCGCAGAAAGTGAATCCTTGTTAATGTCGGATTCTTTCTGCATGGAGCCGAGCGCATCATTGCCCGCTGTCAGTTTTAACTGACGCTGCAGTTCCGGCAGGTTGTTTGCCAGTTTCGCCGCATTCATCGCCAAACTCTTTACCAAACAACATAGTCATGGGCAGACAGGCGCTTGTCCTGCGGCAGCGCGTTTACCTTCTCCAGCACGCGCTGGATGGTTCCCATCGCATCCTTCGTCATCTGCTTTTCAATCACTTCAGGATTGAGTTTCAGCAGATTCATCCCTTCAAAGAAACTCTTGCTTTGCATGGTGGCAATGGACAATTCACGCACCATCGCGTTTGCTGCACTGGCTGCAACCTCTGGCGCAGCGCCCAGTGTCAGGAAGGTGGAACCCAGCGCCGCCGCTTTACGATAATCCAGACGGTCAGCCACACCGCCCAGACGTTGCATCACATCAATGATGTCTGCCCCTTTCGACATGGCGTTATCATCCAGATAGTTCAGCGCATCGCCGAGCTGTTCAATATTGCGGGTGGGGATTTTGTAGAGCTGGGCGATTTTCCCCAGACTTTCTGACAGTTCATCCGCTGGCAGCTCAAAGGCTGTTGCCGCCTTTGCTGCCGTACTGGCGAAGGCCAGCAGGTCACGTTTCTGATCTTCCCAACTGTCGTCAGGGTTTGCGACGTTCATGCGCGCACCACCTTCAACCAGTGCAGCGAAATCCACCGCACCGTTTTCCATCGGCAACTGTTCGGCTGGCAGCCTTGATGGCATCCTGCATTTCATAAAAACGTGCAGTGCGGTTGCCATTATCGTCACGCAGACCATTGACCTGCTTTGCCACACCTTTCATGGCATCTTCCATGCTGGTATAGCTTTTTTACTGCCGCCATCACTGGTTGCGCCCATTGCCAGCCCTGCAGCCGTGGTGGTGGCTCCGGCACCTGCAATACGATCACGCACCTCCAGCGAACGGGCATAACTGGCACGCGCTGCATTCATCCTGCGCTGAGCTTCCCCCAGTCGCTTCAGCCGCGCCTCCTGTTTCGAAAGTTCCTGGTTATAACGTGATGTTTCACGGGCTAAACGGGCAGTTGCTCCCGCATCGTCTTTCGCAGAAATTCCCGCCCGGTACAGTTCAGCACGCACAAGCGCCGTCTGCTGCTGCAGCTTTTTCTGGCGTTCTTCCAGGCGCTGAACAGCCAGCCGTTGACGGCCCAGAGCAACAACCTGACGTTGCGAAGGCGGCCCCATCGCTCCCAGTTCCTGACTGAGCAAATTTGCACGCTGGCGGGCATAGTTCAGCCTGTCGCCTAATTTCTGATTTTCTGCCTGCAGCTTTCGGAAGCTGTCCAGACTGCTCCCGGCCTGATCAAGCTGCTTTATTGCATCGCGGGATTTTTTGACAGCAGCAGCCAGTTCTCTTGAACTGGCCTGCGCAGATCGAAATGGGCGGGTAAGCTTGTCAACCGCATTAAGAATGACCTGCAGACGCAGGTTGTTATCACTCATCGTTGGCCCCGCTTCTCTGAATCGCTTTATACCGCCATTCCAGCACTTCGGTCAGCGGCATAACGTCAGTAACGGATGGCGGCCAGTGAAAAATGGTGGCGATATCTGCCACCAGATCGTCAACCGTCAGGCTGTCGGTAAACCGGCAAGCACCGACTTCTTCAACAAAAAAGTGACAACCTCAACCGACATGGCAGTGAGATCTGCCGGGTCCATCTCTGCAATTTCCTGTGCAGTCAGTGCCGGGACTGGGAGATGCGGGGGATCACGGTCATCATCGCGTTTACATCCATATCCATAATGGCCTGCAGGCGTGTACCGCGCAGCGCACCGGACTGCGGTTTACGCAGCACAATTTCGGTGATTTCTGTTTTACCGCGCTTGATGGGGTATCCAGTTGAATGGTCTTTTCAGTCTGCTTATCGCTCATTTTGCTGTCCTGTCAATTGGGTTCTGGCGCGGTATCCCGCGCCGTTCAGATATATCAGAGGCCGAGGGCGTTGCGGTGCGCTTCCATCAGGTCCACACCGTCCACAATTTCCACCATGTTGATAAGGTCCACTTCATAGAGCACCTCACCATTGATGGTCAGCTTCGCGTAGCTGTTGGTACTGGTCACTTTGGTGGTGTTGCTTTCGCCCGTCTTCCACTCGCCGGAATCCACTTCTTTGTGACGTCCACGCACGACAAGCTCCACGGCCTGCACTTCCCCGGTATCGTCACGCTGAATAGAGCCGGTAAAGCGCAGCTGGATGCCATCCACCGTGGCTTTACCCATCTGTTTAAACAGCAGCAATTCAGTACCACCAATGGAAAATTCTGTGTCCAGCGCACTGTCATCAAGCCCCAGATCCACATCCACCGCACCCGGCATTCCGCCGCCGCGATACTTCTCATATTTGCGGGTAAATTTCGGCAGCGTCAGCGACTCAACGATCCCCTGCCAGTTGTTCCCGTCGTTAAACAGGTTCAGGTGTTTTAATTTGCGTGGTAAAGCCATGTTGTCCCCTTACGCGCTGACCTGGCTGGCGAAATTCACCAGGTACTGATCGGTGATGCGCTGACGCAGCATCAGGTTTTCAAGTGGCGGCACTGGCGTGTAGTCGTAGTCGATGGTGAGTTTTCCGGCTTTCAGCGTGTCTTTGTCGTTCACCGACTCATCCAGCCAGCAATCACCACCAATGAGATAGCCCTGACTGACCAGGCTGCGCATTTTGGCGCGGATACCTTCGATAATGTCGCGGGCCAGCGACGGGTTAAGCGGTTTTATCCACCGCCCACATGTGTGCTTCTGCCATCGTGTCCATCAGCACCTGCGCCGTGCGGGTGTAGTTTTCGAAGGCAAAGAGCGGGTCATCACTCAGGCAGCGGGAACCCCAGAAGCGGAAACCGTCTTTACGCACAAGCGTGGTGACGTCGTTCTGGTTCAGCAGACCTGCATCGGTTGCCGGGTCCTGCAGATCCCAGAACACATCTGCAGAAATTCCGGTGACACCGTTCACGCCCACGTTGGACAGGCTTTTGTGCCATCCGGTCTGCTCGTCAATTTTGGCGCGCAGACCAAGCGCACGAGCGGTGGCATATGCCGTTGCTTCGGCATTCAGCACCGTGTCCCAGCCAGTAAAGTCAGGCCAGATCAGCATCCCTTCGCGCTGGCTGAAGTTTTCGCGGTAAGTGATCGCCTCCTGCACTGTCTTGCAGCCATACGCTGACAGGTAAGCAAATCCACGCAGGCTTTGCGCCACGCTCAGCAACTCAGTAGCCACCGCCTTGGTGTCGTGGCCTGGCACGCCGAGAATGCGCGGTTTAACGCCGAGCTGTGACTGGGCAGATAACAGGGCTTTCATACCTGTTTTTTTACCTTCAGCAGTCACTGCGCCGATGATATTGGTCGTGGTTTCGTCTTCCGTTTCACCCTGCGGCACACGCACAACAATGGTCACGGGTTTTGCCTGGTCAGCGATGGCATCCAGCGAACGGGCCAGAGTACCGGACTCACCCGCTTTACCGCTGGCAGTCAGCACATCAGTGATCAGCACGGGTTTATTAAGAGGAAACATTTTTGCATCGGCATCATCGCCCGTGCAGACCATACCCACGATGGCGGTGCTCACCGTGGTAATAGATCGGGTGCCTTCGTTGACTTCAACAACGCGCACCCCGTGGTGGTAATCCTGAGCCATAGTGGCGAACCTCCTGATTGGATTAGGCTTCGCCCTATGTTGAAGTGATTGTGCCTGACAAACAGCTAAACGCAGTTGTGTCGTTATTCACACAAAATAACGGTATTTGTCTGCTTGCAGGGATAATCAACATAATGCTGATTCAGGGGGATTCATTGATCTTATTTGCCGGAAATTTTCTATAAATGGTAGAAACGCCTACATCAAAAATCAGTGCAATACGCTGTCTTGATTCTCCGGCCTCGAGTAAACGCCCAATCTGTGCCCACTGTTCGGTGGTCAACTTAGGACGGCGTCCACCTACTCTGCCTTTGGCACGAGCTGCAGCCAGCCCTGCCCTGGTACGTTCAACTATCAGTTCGCGTTCCATTTCAGCCAGGGCACCCATGACATGAAAAAAGAAACGGCCCATTGGGGTACTGGTATCAATACTGTCAGTCAGGCTTCTGAAATTCACACCACGCTGGCGCAACTCTTCTATCAGCGTAACAAGATGCCGCATACTGCGCCCCAACCTGTCCAGCTTCCAGACAACCAGCGTGTCTCCTGCCGATAGTGTCCTGAGTAGTTTTTTCAGCCCCGGTCTGTCGGACTTAGTGCCACTGATTTTGTCCTCAAAAATCCGCTCACATCCCGCGCAGTTCAGTGCATTACGTTGCAAATCGGTGTTCTGGTCATTTGTTGACACGCGTACATAGCCAATAAGCATGATCATCCCCCTGAATAAAAACCGGAGATGATGCCAGTTAGCTGTTACCTCTGCATTTTCTTAAACGTTGGTTTGGGAGAAGGTTCAGCATTACCGGTTGGTGTGCCTGTTCCGTGGCCTTCAGCTACACCACCGACAGGCTGGTTGAAATGCAATGGTGCAGCTTTTTCTGCTGAAGAATACCCGGAACTGGCAAAGGCTTACCCGACAAATAAATTGCCTGATTTACGCGGTGAGTTTATTCGTGGCTGGGATGATGGACGCGGTGTAGACAGTGGACGATCACTACTCAGTGGTCAGGATGCAACTTTTATTCGTACAGCGTTACAGGATTATTACGGGGTTGATACAACAACCTCTGTCAAGGTGGGGATAGCATTTGCTTCCGCCGATAAAGTACAAACAAGCGGGATACCTGCTAATTCTAAAGCTGGCGACAGCAGTAACTATGTTCCAGCTTCGTCTGATAACTCCATTACGGGAACGCAGAGAACAGCAGAAGACGGTTTTTATAGTGCATGGATATCAGTACGACCACGTAATACGTCATTTAATTATATTGTGAGAGCTGCATAATGGATAACGCTGTATTAAATAGCGAGCTTATTGCCACGAAGGCGGGGAATATTACCGTCTATAGCTATGATGGTGAAACTCGGGAATATATTTCCACTTCAAATGAATATCTTGCCGTTGGTGTTGGTATCCCGGCATATTCCTGTCTGGATGAACCTGGTATACATAAGGCTGGTTATGCAATCTGCCGTTCGGCAGATTTAAACTCATGGGAATATGTGCCAGACCATCGCGGTGAAATCGTCTATAACACCGAAACGGGAGACACCAAAGAAATCACAACTCCGGGTGATTACCCCGAAAATACAACCACTATCGCCCCATTAACGCCATACGATAAATGGGATGGTGAGAAATGGGTGACCGATACTGAGGCACAGCATCGCGCCGCAGTAGACGCGGCAGAAGCACAGCGTCAGTCACTGATTGATACTGCAATGGCTTCCATTAGTCTGATTCAACTGAAATTACAGGCCGGGCGGAAACTGACGCAGGCAGAAACAACCCGGCTTAACGCTGTGCTGGATTACATTGACGCGGTGACGGCAACAGATATCAGCACCGCGCCGGATGTCATCTGGCCTGAACTGCCGGAGGAGTAGGCCATTCAATATCTGGTGCACTGGAAGTATCGACCAGCTCCAGTGCGTCCAGATAATCCAGCCACAAATTATATTGCGCCAGTTCCTCACCTTTCAGACGACCAATAGCCGCTTTACCAGCCCATTGTCTACTGTTCATATAATCGTTGGCCTGATTAATCAATTGCTGCTTTTTAGTTTCGGCTGATGCAATTTGTTCTTCACGTGTTGGCGGTGGAACATCTGCCCATGCTGGCATTCCATCGTCTCCGGTAATTCTGTACTTACCGTCAGGCGGCGTATCATGGAAATATTCCCTGAAAATAGCTTCGTCTATATCCACGCCTTTACCTTCGGGCCATTGGCCTTTTGCAGCGTAAACAGACTGGAGGGCATAAGGGTACGCCAGATTATCAACATACAAATATTTCATAATTAACGCCCTTTCGCGTAGAAGGCTCCACCTTCAAAGCCATAGTTACAATGAGCAACGAAACCTGTTTTCGTCCAGTTAGTTGCGCCCCACATATTCCCACCACCAAAACCGCCGTCATATACAATCACTACGTCTGGCTCCTGCGTAAAAGGAATGGTGAAAGTCACATTTGTAGATACCGCCGCGGCGTTATTCGGGAAATTAATTCTTCCCCACTGTTCAATTGAACCATCAGGCAATTTTTGCCAGCCAGATCCTGATGAATAAGCTGACATATCAGGTATCTGATTTTCCCCTGTTCCCACATTCCGTTTTGCCGCTTCTCCCAAACCAAGGTATGCGAGAAGACCAGCAACATCCTTTCCACTCAAATTAGTCAGCGTATTGTCCAGCGGTTGTTTACCTGCCAGTGCATTAAGCATTGTCGTGGCAAAGTTCGGGTCATTCCCCAGCGCCGCCGCCAGTTCGTTCAGTGTATCCAGTGCCGCAGGTGCAGAACCCACCATTGCCGCAATCGCCGATTTCACAAATGCCGTGGTGGCAATCTGTGTATTGTTGACCGACTGTGCCGCAGTCGGTGCGGTTGGCGTTCCGGTGAGTGCCGGACTCGACAGCGGCGCTTTCAGTGCCAGCGCATTGTTAATGGTGGTACTGAATTTCGGATCATTGTTAATGGCTACGGCTATTTCTTTCAGCGTGTCCAGCGTGGCTGGCGCATCATTAATAAGAGCCGTCAGTGCCGCCTGAACAAATGCGGTGGTCGCAACCTGCGTGGTGTTATTCCCCGTCGCTGGCGTTGGCGCTTTGGGTGTCCCGGTAAACGTAGGACTTTCTTTGGCTGCATACTGTGAATGCGGGTCCGGTGCGGCAAGATGTTTTGCCATCTGATCATCCGCGTACACCTTCAGCTCCAGTGCCTTGTCATCCACATACTTGCGGGTTGCCAGCACTACAGCAGGGTCGATTTTCAGGGTGATATTGTCCGTGCTGCTGGTAATCAGCACCATGCGCACGGTCTGGGTACGCCCGCTGCCTTCAGCCAGTTGCGGCTTATAGCTTTCCGGGCAGTTGCCCACGGCAATCAATGCCCCTGACTCATCAAACAGGCCCACTTCACGTATCCACCAACCGCCCTCGTTTTCAGGGATCACCTGTTCAGCAATAATCTGGCTGCTGTTCTGTGGGTCGATATAGAGCATATTCAGCGCAGCCCGACGTTTCTCATTTACCAGTGCACTCTGCTTTGCGTCCGGCGTCGGCAATGTTCCGCCACCATCGCCCACCGCCATATGGGTAATTTTTAGCGGCACACCGAGCGCGGCGGCGCTGGCAAGTTTCGCCGCGCCAATATCCGTCAGCAGGGTATAAAATTTTGTGCTCATGGATTCACTCTCATTGTGTCAATAACATGGACCGCCCCGCCTTCATGCGCGGTGCCGCCAGAAATAATTGTTTCGTTGATATACGGATAGATCGTGATTTCTTCGCCAAGATAGCTGGCGGCTCCCACCCAATGCGGGCCGCTGGTCTGCAGATTGATGGACATGCCGATCATGTGGCGGCTACATGGTTTGGCATCGCTTATCAGTCGCTCAAGTTCCAGATAGGTATCTTCAGTGATGCCCTGGTCCTGCACGCCGATATCCAGGCGAAACGTGCCCGGAGCCTCTCCGGTCTGCCACCACTCAATAATGCGGATCAGGAATCCGAACGGTTCCACCACCCGCCGCACGGCACTGGTGGTTCCTTTATGCTGATGAATATAAAAAGCATCCTTCACTACCTGGCGTTTGACGCTTTCTGTCCAGCCCTCGTCCCAGCGATCCACAGAGAACGCCCAGGCGAGATAAGGCAGGAAGCTGACCGGACAGGTAGCCGGATTCCACAAGTCACGCAGCGGCACCTGCAGATCAGAAATCCCGCTACAGGTTTGCGCCAGTCGGCGCTCCAGTGAAGTTGAACCCGGTGGCAGCAGACTATTCATCCGTTCCTCCGTTGGTTACGCTCCACTGCGTACATGATGCCGCCTGTGTTTTGTTCAGGACCACATCCGCCAGAGGAGAAGCCAGCTCCACACGCTGCACACCCTCAACATGCAGGGCGGCAAAGATGGCGCTACGGCGAATATCCCGACCAAGACGCGTCTGACTGGCGATGTACTTCTGCAGGCTGGCTTTTGCCGCTGCCATTACCGGCTCTGCTTCCGGTCCCGGATAGAGAAAAATGGTGGCTTCCACGCGATACGGGATGATTTCTGCGCTGCGAACCGTCAGACGGTCAGCCACCGGGCGGACGTTCTCACTGTTCAGAGCTTTTTCCACCACGTCCAGCAGGTCTTTTTCTGCAGTTCCATCGCCTTCGCGGCTAAGGACAGTCAGCACCACCTCTGCAGGTGCCGGGCTGGTTGCACTGGCATCCGCCACCCTACCGTCGGCGCTTCGGGCATGAAATTCATAAGCTGCAGTTGGCCCCGCAACAGAAAGCCCTTCAAAGGCTGCAGGCACACGCAGGCGTAACGCTTCATCGCTTTCCATCACAGCTGCAACGGGCGGCACAGCATCATTATCAGCAGGCGTCACCGTCAGGCGTGTCACGTTGTAGTTGGCAGCGAGCTGGTCAAGATCGCCGCCCATCGCGTAAGCCACCATCACCGCCTGCGCGGCTTCGTTAATGCGCTGGCGCAGAAGCAACTCACGGTAAGCGTTCTCCTGCAACAATTTAGTGACGGGTTCAGATTCCAGTTCCAGCGTGCGGATCACGGCTTCCTGCTCATCTTTCGGATGAAGCGCCACAAATTCTGCCTTGCGTTCGGCAAGCAGCGTCTCAAAGTCCGGCACATCCACAATCTGCGGTGCAGGCAACTGCGAAAGGTCAATCATTGCCATTCTCTGCTCCTGTTGATACGGAAAGGGACACAGGCACACCGTTATTCCGCCGCCCGGTCAGCTCCACCACCATAGAACCGTCAAAGTTGCTGTTGATGGTGATGGAATCCAGCGTCAGTCGTGGCTCCCAGCGACTCAGCGCCACATACACTGCCGACATGACCTGCAGGCGTAATGCCGGATTTTGTGGCTGGTCTATCAGTGCCGACAGCAGGGAACCATATTCCCGACGGGCAATGCGGCTACCCTGCGGCGTCAACAAAATGTCCCGCACCGACTGGCGCAGATGGTCAATATCAGTAATGGCTTTACCGCTGGTATTGTTCATCCCGCTATAAAGCGTCATACCGGGCCTCCGGTTGTGTCGCCGCCTTTCAGGACGCCAGTATGCTGATGTGCATCAACCACAATCCCGTTAGAACTCATCACTCCGCCGCCCTGGGTAACGCCACCATTGATCACCACTTCGCTGTTAATGCGCGTGTGGTCAGCCTCCAGTACAAACTCACTGGTTTTCATGGTGATGTTGTCAGCGGCCTCAATGACCATTGATTTGATGCCCCTTACATACCAACGCCCGGTGGCAGGTTCGTATTCAAACCAGCCACCGTCAGGATGTTCTGTCACGCAGGCGTCTGCCGACGTCGACGGTGGCGCGAACTGATTCGAATAGATGGCGGGCAGCGCAAAGGCTGTTTCCAGATTGCCGCCCAGACTCAGTAGCACCACCTGCTCACCTTCCGATGGTCGCCACCATGTCCGGGCATTACCCGCGCGCAGCGTCAGCCAGTTAATCCAGTTGGTTTCAAGGTCGCCCGTTTTCACCCGGCAAAGCCAGTTTTCCCTGTCCACTTCGGTGACTACCCCTGTGCGGATCAGGTTGGTGATAAGGCGCATGATTTCGGTTAATTGTGCGTTCATAGGGAAAGGTTGCCATCAGGGGAAGAAAGGCGGCAGTGCTGCAACTTGTATCAGTGCTGATACAAAGATCACCCCGCCAGCCATTGCAGAATCATGTCGCGGGTCATTGCCTCAACATCATCATTTACACCCAGAAGGCGACGCTCTGCGTAACGAACCTCCGGTCCCTTACGACTGACGCGATCTCGCAGGCCGTAATGGTGAACGCGGGCAATGCGCTGCACCTTGCCTTCAAACTGCACGCTGGCAGAGTCGGTGCTGGCGGCAGTTTTCAGGTATTTTGTGGTGCGCAGCTTTGCAAACATCTGACGTTTGATACGGCCTTTTTTACTGCGTGCTGTTACCCGTCGCGGTTCATAGCCGCTGCCGTCAGGGTTGCGCTGCATCCTGATATTCTGCTGCTGTGTCCGGCGAAGTTCCTGCGCCAGCTGGCGCATCATGCGGCTTCTCGAGGCTGGTTCCAGATTCGCCAGCAAGGCACTCAGCCAGTCGTCCACCTTCTGCAGTTCAGCCACGTTTCACCGTCCACATTTCTTCAGGTGCATCAGGTTCCGCTATAGCTTCAACGCTCGACACACTGCCGTCAGTGCTGACCAGCACACGTTCCGTCAGTTGCAGGTTCAGGCTGATATCACAGACATCGTTGCGCAGAATATCCACCTCAAAGGTGAATAGCTTTTCCCGTAACGCCGGGTTATTGATGGCATCGGGCTGGTTATCCCTCAGCCACAGCAAAACCGGGGCCATCAGCAGATTCTGGTCGCCGCTGAAATCCTCAATCACCGCGTTCAGTGTGTAACGGTACTCCCACGACATGGAGCTGGCCCCCGTGGCAACCAGCGAACCGTTATCCACAAACAGATGCAGTTTGTCCGGGTTATTGCGGACATAAGGCACCGCTTTATTGAGGGCGTGGCGCAGGGATTGTGGTTTGTTCACTGTTTCGCTCCTGACACGCAATAATCATGTCCACTTTGTCTGCACAGACCGCCCAGGCGGCCTCCGTTTCATCCAGCAACGCGTTCAGATCACCGTTAGTGCGCGGCGTTGCCTGATCCAGCCGACACGGCGTCACTCGCGGACAACCACTGACGGTAAGCCATACCTCCGGTGAGTGCCGGACGTTTCCGCAGCCGGATAATGTCAGCAGGCAAAGGAGTATCAGCCCAGCGGCGTAAATCCTCGTTCTCACGTTTCAGTTCCTCGATCCGGTGTTGTCGTTGTCTCAGCAGCGTGCTGGTCTGTTCTGCTTCGGCATAGAGCCGCGCCTGCTCCCGGTTATTGGTTTCAGTCAGAATGGACAGGCTGATAAGCTGGCTATTGCTCTTTGCCAGTGCCTGGCTTTTGCTCTGCAGCTCGTCTGCCTGCGTGCTGATGGTCTGGCTGGCATCAGCCAGCCGCCACGTCTGCCAGCCCAGCGCCGCCAGTAATAACGTCAGCACAACCAGCAGCAACCGGTTCATGCTGCTACCTGTTGCGCCATCTGATTACGGGTGATCCAGAAGGCAATAACGGTCAGTAGATAAAAGACCAGGGTAATAGCCCACCCCGTCCAGGCGAGACTTACAACAATCAGCAATCGCATCACCCAACTGGTAAATACGTTTTCTTTTCGGGTAATTGTCTTCAGCAAAGATGCCCTTAACTCCTGCCAGAGCGGGCCATTCTTAATTAACGCAGCCAGTGCTACCGGAATTACCGCCCATGTCAGCAAACAGGCTACCCAAACGCCGGACGCTGCCAGTACCGGAAAAATCCCCTGCGGATACACCATTGCTGCGATTAACAGCGCCATCCATAACATCAGAAACAGTCCGCTGATTAATTTCTTTTTCATTTCAGTTTGCTCCCTGTAAACACCAGGCCATCTCCCGCGCACGGCGGTTATCCAGCCCCTGATTAAAAACACCTTTCACATAAACCCAGCGCGGCAACTGTCGGCATGCATCCGCCCAGCGCCGCTGATTGAGCAATTTCACCAGCGTGGAACTACAGGCATTGCCCGTCCCCACGTTGAAGGCAAACGACACCGTAGCGTCATACACCTTCTGCGGCGGCTGTTGCTTCACACACCTTTCCATCGCCCGCTCCACTCGTAGCACGTTGGAGATCAGCCCTTCAGCTGCCTGTCGTTCCGTAATGGTTTTGCCGGGAATGACGCCTGACGTGTTACCAATGCCGTCGGTCCAGACGCCCGCGCTGCACTGATACGGCTGCAGACGACAGCCTTCGTAATCTGCAATCAGTTTCAGCCCCTCCACGGAGGTGTGAAGCTGCTGAAAACCCGGCAGCGTGGCAGCAATAGCCAGCACGGCCCCGACAAGGCAGCGTTTAACGATTGATGGATTCATAGTCCTCCCGCGAGATCTGCCCGTCGCGCAGAAGCTGGTAGGCTTTGTGTTTGTAGTACCAGTTGATAGCCAGCATCAGCACACCAATCATCAGGCCGCCCAGCGTTGAGGCATCCTTGATGGACAAATCGCCCAGCCAGGCCAGCACAACGGCGATGCAGTACGTGATAAAGGCGCTGATTCGCTCAAGCGTCATAATTCAGTCCCATAGCTGGACGGTCTGCACGGTGGTGGTGGTCGGAATGTCCGGCAGCTCCACCTGCAGCCCGTGAGGTAAAAAGGGGCCATATTCGGCAAGCCCCGGATTTGCCTTCAGTACCTGCTCCGTGACACCCTGCGTGCGCCCGTAATGACGCCAGCAAAGCGCGTCCACCGTGTCATACTGATGCGCACGCACTTTCATCAGATAAGCTCCACTGTGCAGTGCGGCGCATCCTGCACCCGGCTGATGGCCCAGCGGGCGTCACGCCACAAATCACCGCTGGATTCCGCCAGTTCCTCGCCTCGCTTCACACCGGATGCCGTGGCGTCATAGTCCTGGTATCGTTCGTTGAGCATGGCGCGTGCCCAGCAGTAAACCGCGTTGAAATAGTGCTGGATGCGCTCACTTTTGCCGTCCAGCTGTTCCGCCGGAACCTCAGCCAGCGACGCATACCCCAGCATCTGCTGACGTCTGCGAAACTCATACAGCTCTGCGTTGACCTCCGAAATTGCCGACAGCGCAACCTGCTTTAAACGCGGCTGCGTCACCGTGCCGTCAGTGCGCATGACACTGCGAAACTCCGACAGGTCCACATCAGGCCAGAACGGCGTATTCCTGATGATTTCCGCCTGTTCCGGTGCCTGTTCTGGCGCAACAAACTTCATGCTGCTTTCTCCTGAAATAGAGGGCGGTGGACGGGGTTTTGATGTGGCAGTGCCTTTCGCCACCCCGTGCCGCCCGTGCGCGGGGGCACGTTCTGTCAGCGGCTGTCATTGCGCAGTCTGCGCTCCAGCTGCTGTTTGTCTTTTTTTCACGCCACAGCGGGGATCGAGCTGTAACGCATGGTTGAGATGATTAAGGGCGGACGCCGGATTGTTTTCACTCAGGACAGCGCCAATCGCTTTATGCAGACGCGCCCGTGACTGGTCCGGCATATCCATACCGTCTGTCAGCTCCAGCGTCTGCAGCAACAGATCGGCATCAAAGCCGGTGGCGGCAAGCATTGCGCTCTGGGCTGCATCTGCCATTTCCTCTGCCAGCACGGTCTGCACGTTGCGGTTACCCAGCGGCATCACCCAGCCATGACGCAGGGCATGACGCCCGATCTCCAGCGCCCCGGCATAATCTCCGGCATCAATGCGCCACAGCATCACGTACATCAGCACGTCATCCTGTTGAGCGCCTCCGGCAGCCAGGACACCCTCTGCCCAGGCGGCGTACTTCGGCAGCAGCTCCACCTTGATTTCCGCTTTTTTGACCGTGGACTGAACGCCCTTGAGACGGCGGCGGTCTTCCGCCAGTTGCAGCAGCATCAGGTCATAGCCCGACGCGTGGCGAACACTGCCGCCCTCGCGGGCGGCCTGTTCAGCCTGAACGCGCAGGCGATGCTGCCGTGCGGGACTCAGGCTCATGGTTTATGCTCCGGCTTCTGCGGCGGCGGCGCTGAAGTCGCCAATCTGGATGTTTTCCACCAGTGCTGCGCAGCGGTAGTCCTCAACCACATAGGCTTCGTTAACGGATTCAAAGTTTTCAATCCGGTCACGTTTCGGGTTGTCGATAACCGAACGGCGGCGGGTGTCCTCCTGCCAGTAAATGGACAGGTTATCCAGACGGGGTGATCAGCAGCGCATTCGGCGGGAAGAACGGCGCACGCACGGCCTGCAGGCCACCCATGCGTTTCTGACTGATGATTCATATCGGCAGCCAGTTTTTCACTGTTTTCCTGCTCTTTGTTGACCAGCGGGAAATATTTGTCAGACAGCAGCTCACGACCGCAAATCACCACCAGATCGTCATCGTCCTGGTAGACCACGTCGATAAGCTCATTGACAGCATCCATCACCACGGCGTCCAGGTTGGCATATTCTCCACCTTTGCCGACTTTCACCGCGCCCGGTGTGGTTTCACCACCCGTGGTGGTGCTGCCCATGACGTGATCCGGTGCATCCTCACGGATTTTCTGCAGCCAGCCTTTGTTCACATCCTGCAGCAGCGGGGTTTTCACTACGGTTGGAGGTTTTCGCACGCTTCACGCCGTTTAAAGCCGATCATGATGCGGTCCAGTGCCTGACGTTTCACGATGGCCGTCACGGATACGCACCTGGAAATCCTGAAACTTCGCCCACAGGTCCAGCTTCGCGTAGGTCAGCACCGTGTCAAAAGTTGGTCTGTTCACATTTGTATTCCACATCGACCATCAGCGTCGGATCGGACAGGTTCACGCTCTTTCGCGGTGGTATCAGTGGTTCCGGCAATGGTGCTGCCAACACCCAGCCCCAGCAGCTGACCGGACTGCTCAGTCACTGGGCGTGACGTTAATCAGCGTCAGGAAAGCGGCGGACTGCTGGATCTGGTCTTCCAGCGTCTGCTGCACAGACGGCTCCACAGTGAACTTGCTGGACAGTTCTTCAACTGCCACACCGTTCAGACGCGCCAGCTGCTGCAGGTAAGCGTTAAAAGCAAAACGGGTATTCTTCTTCATTGGGTTTTATGCTCCATCAGCAATTGGTCAGAGTGTCAGCGGGGGCGTTGCCGCCTGTTGCACGCTGGCGGTAGTCCTGGCGGCTGTCTTCATGACTCAGCTTATCCACCAGTTCGTTAAAGGCGGTTTGCTGCTCCTGCAGGGAAGTCTCCAGCTCAGACAGGCGTTCTTCCTGTTCAGACAGGGATTTTTCGGTGCGCGCACTCAGGTTTTGCTGTTCAGTGGCGACCAGTTCCACGGCCTTATGCACATCAGAGAACCGGGCATCATCGGACTGCTCTTTTTTGGTAAACAGCGCCGTGACACGGGCAAACAGGGACGGTTTGTCGTCCTGGACTTCTTCCAGTTCGATCACCGTTTCCTCTGCAGCGGTAAAGAGATTGGCGGGGTTCTGCTTGCGGTTTGCCAGCGGGTTATGGGCTGCACTGGCGCTGAATGTCAGCATTTCAGTGCCCAGACTGGCAGGGTCATCAGTGGCAGCCAGGCCAACCAGGTAGGCTTTGCCCGTATCAGCGAACTTCGGGCTGACTTCCATAGAGGTGAATAATTTCTGGCCTTTTTTCACCAGCTCCACCAGGGACTCCGTTGGCTCAACGTCGGCATACAGCGCCATCTTGCCTGCCAGTGGACCTTCCGTGATTTCTTCAGCAAACAGCGCCGTCACCTTGCGTAGCGGTTAAAGGTGCTGTCCGGCAGATAAGACTTGATGTGCTCAAGGTTAATCAGCGCGGTATACACCGCCGGGTTGTAGCTGGCTGCCATCTGTTCCAGCCATTCTCGCTGGATTTCGCGTCCATCGGTGGTGGCACCTTCCACCCCGATGCGAAAACGCTTTGCTTTCACTGTCATGAGCCGTGCTCCGTTAGAAAAAACTTACTGGAGCCTTATGGTTGCGGTGATGGGGGCAGTGAAACAATGCGCGGTATTTGTACCGACAACCACACAAACCGCAGGCGGGGAAAGCCTTCATTCAAGGCTGTAGGTTTGTGCCATGAACACCACACTGACACCCGCAGATCTCGATCCCCGTCGGCAGGCCATGCTGCTGTACTTTCAGGGATACCGCGTCGCCCGCATTGCTGAAATGCTGGGCGAGAAAGTTGCAACCGTTCACAGCTGGAAAAAACGCGACAAGTGGGGTGACTATGGGCCGCTGGATCAGATGCAGCTCACCACCGCCGCACGCTACTGCCAGCTCATTATGAAGGAGCACAAAGAAGGGAAAGATTTCAAAGAGATTGACCTGCTGGCGCGCCAGTCTGAGCGCCACGCGCGGATCGGCAAGTTTAACAATGGCGGCAACGAAGCTGACTTAAACCCTAACGTCGCCAACCGCAACAAAGGCCCGCGCCGTCAGCCGGAAAAGAATGTCTTCACCGATGAACAGATTGAGAAGCTGGAAGAAATCTTCCATTCCTCCATGTTCAACTACCAGCGCCACTGGTGGGAAGCCGGAAAAACCAACCGCATCCGCAACCTGCTGAAGTCACGCCAGATCGGCGCGACCTTTTACTTTGCCCGTGAAGCCCTGATTGACGCCCTGCTTACCGGACGTAACCAGATTTTCCTTTCCGCCAGTAAGGCACAGGCCCACGTCTTTAAGCAGTACATCATCGACTTCGCCAAAGAAGTGGATGTGGAACTGAAAGGCGATCCGATGGTGCTTCCTAACGGGGCCACGCTTTACTTCCTCGGCACCAATGCCCGCACGGCCCAGAGTTATCACGGCAACCTGTATCTGGATGAATATTTCTGGATACCGAAATTTCAGGAGCTACGCAAAGTGGCTTCCGGTATGGCTATTCACAAGAAATGGCGGCAGACCTATTTTTTCCACACCATCCAGCCTGACCCACAGTGCTTATCCGTTCTGGTCCGGTGCGCTGTTCAACCGTGGACGCAACAAAGCCGACAAGGTGGACATTGATCTGTCCCACAGCAATCTGGCCCCCGGCCTGCTGTGCGCTGACGGGCAATACCGCCAGATAGTCACCGTGGAAGATGCGGTGCGCGGTGGCTGTAACCTGTTCGACCTTGACCAGTTGCGCATGGAATACAGCCCGGACGAATACCAGAACCTGCTGATGTGCGAGTTTGTGGACGATCTCGCGTCCGTGTTCCCGCTCAGCGAACTACAGGCGTGCATGGTGGACAGCTGGGAAGTCTGGACCGACTTTCATGCACTGGCGCTGCGCCCGTTTGGCTGGCGCGAAGTGTGGATCGGTTATGACCCGGCAAAAGGTACGCAGAACGGCGACAGCGCCGGATGCGTGGTGGTGGCACCGCCAGCCGTGCCGGGCGGTAAGTTCCGCATTCTTGAGCGTCACCAGTGGCGCGGGATGGACTTCCGCGCCCAGGCTGACGCCATCAAAAAACTGACTGAACAGTACAACGTGACATACATCGGTATCGACTCAACCGGCGTCGGTCACGGGGTTTACGAGAACGTGAAAGCGTTTTTTCCTGCCGTCCGGGAGTTTGTCTACAACCCCAACGTTAAAAATGCCCTGGTACTCAAGGCCTACGACATTATCAGTCACCGCCGTCTGGAGTTTGACGCCGGACACACCGACATAGCGCAGTCATTTATGGCAATCCGTCGCGCCACCACCGCCAGCGGCAACCGCCCGACCTATGAAGCCAGCCGCAGCGAAGAAGCCAGCCATGCCGATCTGGCGTGGGCAACAATGCACGCACTGTTTAACGAACCGCTGCAGGGCGAGTCCGCCAATACCAGCAATATTGTGGAGATTTTTTGATGGGAAAGAGTAAGAAGAACCGCGCTGTGTCGACGAACCAGATTCAGCACAAAAGCCAGACTTCAGCCGAAGCATTCAGCTTTGGCGATCCCGTTCCTGTTCTGGACCGCCGCGAACTGCTGGACTATGTAGAATGCGTACAGACAGATCGCTGGTATGAGCCGCCAGTGAGTTTTGACGGACTGGCGCGAACCTTCCGCGCTGCCGTGCATCACAGTTCACCAATTGCGGTGAAATGCAACATTCTGACCAGTACCTACATCCCTCACCCGCTTCTCAGCCAGCAGGCTTTTTCACGTTTTGTGCAGGACTATCTGGTATTTGGTAACGCTTACCTGGAGAAACGCACGAACCGGTTCGGTGAAGTTATCGCCCTTGAGCCTGCTCTGGCAAAATACACCCGACGTGGGTTAGACCTGGATACCTACTGGTTTGTGCAATACGGTATGACAACCCAGCCGTATCAGTTCACGAAAGGCAGCATTTTTCATCTGATGGAGCCGGACATCAACCAGGAGATCTACGGCCTGCCCGGCTATCTTTCTGCCATTCCATCCGCCCTGCTCAACGAGTCCGCCACGCTGTTCCGCCGTAAGTATTACATCAACGGCAGCCATGCAGGCTTCATCATGTACATGACCGACGCCGCGCAGAATCAGGAGGATGTGAACAACCTCCGCAACGCGATGAAAAGTGCCAAAGGTCCAGGCAACTTCCGCAACCTGTTTATGTACTCGCCTAACGGCAAAAAAGACGGGCTTCAGATCATCCCATTGTCAGAAGTCGCGGCGAAGGATGAATTTCTTAACATCAAGAACGTAAGTCGGGATGACATGATGGCGGCGCATCGTGTGCCGCCGCAGATGATGGGGATAATGCCAAACAATGTTGGGGGGTTTGGGGATATAGAAAAAGCCAGTTGCGTTTTTGTGCGAAATGAGTTAACTCCTTTACAAAAAAGACTTGTAGAAATTAATATTTGGCTAAAGAAAAAAATAATAGCCTTCAAAGATTATTCATTGAATTAGATAAAATGTGTGGGGGATGAAAATCCCCCCCAAATTACAAATACCGTCTAACACGTATTTTATTAATGCTCGACTCATTTCCAATTCTTATCAAAGCATTTCTCGCTTTTTCTCCGATGCGTTTCATTCTTTCTGAACCATTGCTATACCCACCAAACTTAAGAGCAGTAGCTATTATTGAATCACCACCATCAAGAATGACTTTTTTAAATAAATCATAGTAGTCATCCTCTGAGGCAGCATCCAATATTTCCTCGTGCCTATCAGACCAACCATTCTGACTTGATAATTTTATTAGAACATCCTTTATAGAACCATCCAGATTTAAAGTAGTAGAATAATCTTGGATTTTTGACTTTAACTCAGCATCTTTTATAGGATGAACATTCATGTAAATAGATTGAACATATTCCTTAAGAGCATCATTGCCGTAATTAATAAATTTACTTATTAATTCACTTGCTTTAATATTTTCACCTAAATCTCTATACAGTCCGACAACACTATCCAAGTCACTTGGAGTTACATACTCTATCCCACCAACCACCGCTTGATATAGATTATCAATAACCTGATTTCGGTTATCTTCAAATGAATTATAGAAAAGCTTCCATGCTTCAAACAGTGAACCTCGCTTACTATCACGGATAAGTTCATCATTCCTTAGACTTACTTGCCTTTGGAAATTGTTCATATCAATATATCCATGCCTTACCATGTCTATAAGGACTTCATCAAGTTCGTTTGTTTTTTTATAATCATATATAAGCAAAGTATTAAGCCATTTTTTTTCTTTTCCATCCTCTTTTTCATCACGCATATAGATATTTCTCATATTTCTAATATACTCCAATGATGGTACATCTCCATCTGGAGTAAATGCGTAATGACTCCAACAATACAAAGTTAAGGAGTGTGCGACTTCATTTGCAATTTTTTCAAAATTAACGTTAATGCCAGGTAACAAGGCTAGCAAAAACCGCTCTATTTTTTTCAGTATCCTAATATTCTTAATACCCAGGGAAATGGAGTATTTGCTTAATAATTTATGAACATCAGAATTATTTTTATATGCTATAACTGCACATTCTTCTGGAGTAGGATTATAGGTAATCTCTCTATCAATAACCTTTTCTTTATAAGTGGAGTAGTCATCCATACCACTTGTCCCGTTATTAAGTAAAAGAACCACCTTACAATTTTTTTGTTCTTTCAATAAAGAAACCAACCCTAAGACATCTTTCACTTCTAAATTTTTACCACGTCTTTCTAAGTCATCTATGACTACAATAACATTAGTAATTGACATAAATGACATTGACTCAAGTGTCGTAGTGAAATTTTTCAAAAAAGGTGTATCTTTTAACACACGAGCGGTCTTTCTAGTGCAGGATTCAAGAAGCCCCTTTGCATTTTGTGTTGCTGTTTTTAAATTAGGTTTGTTTCCAATGAAATCTTTCGTAATTGTATTTTCAAAGATGGAGTATTTTAATGCGTCCAATGAATTAACACCAAAAAGAGAGACGTAACTATATCTATTAAATGCAATCTTATTTTTATTTTCCTTTAAGAAAGCATTCCAAGTATAGGTTTTCCCAATCCCCCACTCACCCTGAATAGCCATTACCTCAGGTTCTGCAGATGAAATAAAGTCTGACAACTGTTCTTTAATATAGTCTAATGACATGTACATTCTCCGAGATAGATAGTCATCCATATTATAACCCGAGTACTATCAAAGTAATAAGCGCGCGCTCGTATCCCCGCCACGCCTGCCCGCTTTATGTAGTGGTTTTCATGCACCTGCACGACATAAGCAAAAGCACGCCAGTTCTGGCTGGCCTCAGCAAAAACGATCCTCTAACGATCATGCGATCTCATGCGTCATAGTCATGCACAGCCAAGGGAAGCGTAAATCCGTATCTGAATGACCGCTGAAAAGCTAATCATACGGGTTTACAAAGATGAAAGTCCGCTGTGAGCGAAAAGCGGATATTCCCATTGTTTTATCTTGATCTAGTAAAAACAATACCCCCTTTACAAACAAAAATAATGAGTTACTATTTTCAGCTCCTTTTAACCCAAAGGTTTATAATTAAAAAGGAATGGCATACCGATGAGTAAATACAAACTTTTCGCACAGCTATCAAGATATTCACTTGAAGCGCAGATTGATGATTTCGAAAAATATATCCTAGGAGCAGGCGGCCAAAACAGAGTTGACTTAGCGGAATTAAAAAAAGCATATGAAGATGAAAAAAAGAATGCTCCTGACGATTATATTAATTACTTAGAAGACTATTATTCAGAGCAATATGATTTCTTAGTTAACATACAACCAAATATTTTTTAATAAATCTGCTTTGGTATCTTTATACTCATGCTTAGAGCACAACCTAAACGACTATTGCAATATATGTCAAAGGATTGTAAACACCAATATATCAGTAACCGATTTTAATGGTGATGGCATCCACAAAGCAAAAAGATATTTAACAAAATTAATGGATATAAACTTTGGCCTGTCACAAGAGTGGCAATTCATGACAGAGTTTAACAAAGTAAGGAATTGCATAGTTCATGCTAATGGAGACATTAAAAAAATGAGCACAGCTGTAGCCTTAAAAAATATCATTGATAAAACACCTACTCTTTCATTAAACAATGAAAATAATATAATAATCTCCTTAAATTATTTAAAAGATACTATCACAAAAATTAGAAAACTCTTTCAATGGTTATATACACATCTGGATCAATCATCGAAATGAATACGATAACATCTCAGTTTGTTATTGGTCTATTTTTGAAAACAGCTATCGATGATATTAGTCTGTTCTTCGTCAATTAATATGCAATCCATTCATGACACAGGGCTGCTGTTACAGCCCTGACAACCTTAGACTTCAATCGATTCAGAGATCTCTAACGCATCATCACCCGTTGAACTCACAGCGATAAGTAGACGCTGGCGGCAACACAGAAGTGTAGCGGGAATTTGAACCACATAATTTGGTTTGTTAGATGGCTTTGCTTCGATATTCAATTTCTAAAATCGCCTTTGTCATTGCCGCAATAGTTATAGCTTCTACCATAGTCAATTCAGGCTTGTTCAAGCTTCCGTGTCCAGCAGTAGGTAATTTGTTGCGTAAATCATAAATATCTTTAACAGCATCAATAAGATTCTTAGGTAATTTTGACATTTTTTCGAACTGTTTAAAAAAACCACCCAATGACTCATTTGCCACATTCGGGTTTTGAGTGATTTCCTTAGCCATAGTTTCTAAAATATTAGAGGCTGCGTGCAGTGCACCTGCCGGATCATTATTATCCAAGCAATTATTCATTCTATCTATTTGCTGAACGATATTTGGGTGCAATCTTTTTAAGTAATCACTAGCCAATTCTTCATTAAAATTTTTGACACTTTCAAAAACATCGCAATCTAAATAAAATTTAGGATTGACTGACATCCATGTATATTTCCAATCATTTTCTAAATTATCTTTTTCCGCAATACGCCTGCCAGTGTCCTGATCTATCTCATCAACATATTTACACATATAATCGGCGTAGTAGTGTAAATATCTAAATGATATTTCTGGGCAAAAATTACTAACTGATGCAAGGCCGCCATATTCTTTTGTAGTAACTGTAGGGACTTCTTCATCACATAAAGATGAGAAAGTGGTTCTTTCCCAAAATTCGCCCAACTCTTTTTCTTTCCTAGTTGCCATACCAGCTATCACATTGATGCTTGAGAGCAAAACTACACTCTGATAGTATCGAGGACATCTGTATGAACTAGCATATGGGCATATTGATGATGCTTTACGATTAATACGCTCTTTTTCCCACCAATTTTTATCAGGAATAATTCTTTGCATAATTTAGCTACTATCTCACGAGTGAATGAATGTTTAGCCTTCTGCACAGTTTATCAGTTCCGGCATGCCTACTGCTACCCCACTGATTCAACTTCAAGTTATGAGTTAAAGCGATTCGGTTTCGCTAGATGACACACTAGTGTTAATTTATGGATAAAAATTTATCACTTAAAATTAACTAATGCCTGTTGCGACCAAAAGTGTGCTGGAATATTATTTTCGTCTGACCTATTATCAAGCTAATTATCCAAATTAGAGTTACTCTCATTCATCAGCAACAAATAAATACACCTGTTCACTTTCTCAAAGTGTTCCTGTTTTATTTTTAAAGCAAACAACGCCGCCTATTCGTCCGAATGTACAACAAACATCAGGTTCTGACACAAAGTGGACGATCACTTATCAAAATGACCGCCCACCTTACACCTCATTTCACTCGTTGCCCAAACTCCCCCCAACAGGATAAATCCTCTTGGGGGCAACGTTTCTTAATGCAGCCAGCTGTCGTCTTCCCACACCTTCTGCATAATTTTCATCACTTGTTTTCTTTCTTCATCCAGTTGCAGTCCGGTCAGTTCCACACCGTTAGAGCTACCTTTACGGATACGAATTACCGTTTTTGGATACAGGGGGCGCAGATTGCGGTAAAGCTCGGATTCAAGGGCGTCCAGGGTAGACTGGCTAATCTTCTGCTCTTTATCGATCATTATTTCAATGCGCATAAAAGTCACCTCAACTGATGACATCCATTGAGCGGTTGTATTCGTGGGTTCTGATCTTTGCCATGAGTTCATCAGTCAATTCAGAAACCCACTGCAGAGCCAGCCCCTTTCTTCATCACTACACTCACTAGCCGCTACAAGCTTAAGAAAAAAATCAATGCGCTGGAGCTTCAAAGACTCCAAAAAATAGTCCTGCATCTTTCCTCCTATGACACCACAAGCAATACTGTATGCATAACCACTGTTTATATTTACAGTATATAATAATCTTACTGATGTAAAACGTTTTTTTACGTTCATCAGCCTGATATGCCTGGTATTATTAAGAGCACGAATTGTTAATCCGCGTAATTAATACAGGTTCCGCCACTTATCATCTTCCCACAAACGCTGGTTCCGATAGAAGATACGCAAGCCTGCTCCTGACGGAATACTGCCGCCGCGAAGGAGTAAATCGACCTCTTTCTCGCTACCATCAAATCCTCTGGACTTCAGCTCATAGACGAGCTGCAGTCGCTGATGGTATGTAATTCGCTGTTTGTAGTCTTTACGCCGTTTCGGTTTAACCAGGCGTAACCTTGCTGCCAGGTCCCGGCGCTCTTTTTTGCTCATACTGTGCAGGTAATCGTGCAACTCCTTGTCATCCATGCGGGTAATGTCCGTTCTGGTATCCCCATCAGCTGATTTGTCTTTCCCTTGTTGGTACAAATTTTCAGCAAGGGGACAGTTATTGCCACGAGTCCAAGGGGCGCAAGCGCCCTGGTCGGCTGCCGCCTCCTGAACGTCAACGGCTTTACGGACCATTTTCCACTTCACTGCATGAGTGCAGATCTTGCCCTCTGCAATGGGTGACCAGATGCCATAAATACGAATACCGTGATCGCCATAGGCGGTCGGCTCTTCGTTGATTTCATAAGCGGTTCTGATGAGGTGATATTTACGGGGAACCAGTACGCCGCCCTGCTTCATGATGTAGGTGGCAAAGCAACCAGCATCAGCTGCAGCCAGAATGGCATCAAGGCGCGGGTTATCCAGTACCGGCGCACCTGCTTTTTTGTCACCCTGTTGCCTTGCCGCCTGACCAGCCAGCAATCGCAGTTCACGGTAAGCCTGACGCCCCGGAATGCCAAAGAAGCGGAATTGCTGAACACGATGCAGAGACGCCCAGGCATTAACGTATTCAGCGTTATCACGCAGAGATTTACCCGTTTCCTTGCTGATCTCGCCAGCCAGACCACGCCCGTCAATGTTCTTACTGATGTATTTCGCGATGTAGCTTGTTGGTGTACCTTTGCGCGGGTTTATCAGCTCAGACTTAAAGCGTGGTCCTGTGTTATTACCCAGCTCCTCGCGGTCTTCACGAATGGCAAACTTACGCAACAAAGCAGTAATGGCGCGGCGATCTTTTTTGCGCATAAAACACAACAGGTGCCAGTGAACTGTACCGTCATGATGCGGCTCAGCCACCCGCACGCCATACCAGCGCAATCCGGCTTTGTACATCGCCTTACGAAATGCAGCAAACATGCCGACCAGATAATCACTGCTTTGTCTTACCGTCGCATTTGTCCAGGTCGGGTTGGGGCCTGCCGTTATTTAGCGTGGAATGGAAACGTGACGGACAGGTGATGGTGTAGAAAACGGCGCAGTCACCGCGCATTTCCGCGATAAGCTCCAGACCTTTAACACATGCCATCATCTCATTGCGGCGATGCGCCGGGTTGCTACTACTGGCGTTTACCACGTCCTCCATATCCAGCGTGTCGCCGTCTTCGTTCACCAGTTCATGAGAACGGAAAAACTCCAGCGACTTACGGCGCTGCTCACGTTTATGCATCACGGCTTCATAGCTGACATAGGGAGATGCTTTTTTGCTGACCAGGCAAACAGCACGCAACTGCTCTTCCCGCCATTCGCAACGCATCTTCCATAATTTCCGATACCACCAGTCGGCGCACAACATACGCGCCAGCGAACCCGGAATGAGTTCATAGGGTACGGGTTTACGGCGGTTTCTTTTCCGGCGGAGTTGCTCAAACGCAGGAGGGATGACATCCAGACGCAGGGTTTCCGCCGCCACCCTTTCCCATGTCTTGCGGATTTCTTCTGGCTTAACGTCATCGGTGGCATACAAATCACCACAAGCTGCATCAAGGCACATGCTCATATGTGCCGGCAACAAGGGTAGACAGGCGCTTCACCTGATCCTGACTCATTTCAGGCAAGATCAGCAGGCCGTCCAGCCTTCATTTTGCCATAAAACGAAAGATGCAGATACTGTCGCGTACATGCTCTAGTCGTTCCAGACATGGTTTAATCGTCTCACGCAAATAGCGGGAATAAGCCTTTGGCCTGCCCAGGGCTGCTGAAGTATTCAATACGTTTGCATCAGCGGCTTGCTGATATGGGAAGGCTGGGCGTTAACGTCCGCCAGTATGACCATGTCCGGATTAAAACGCTGCTGCTCATGCACCAGCTTTGCCCGGCTAATGAGCTTATCCTGCTCCATTTCGCGCTGGACAGGATCACGGGATTCATTAAAGAAATAACGCTC